ACTTGGTTTAAGGCGGGAACAGAAGTATTTGATGATGATGAATATGGCAAACGAATTACGCTTGAGTCATACAATAAATGGCTTAAATCAGGCAGTATCTTAGTTAGAGGTATGCGTGTGTGTGAATATTACTATGAGACAGCACTTGGATATAAACTAGGCGAAGAACGAGAAGATGGTGAATTGTGTGGTATTGATGAATTTGATATGACTATTGTGGATGATGAAAAAGATATTCCTTGGCCTAAGCCATTAGATCCTCCAACTACTACTGCCGAGGCAGAAGCCAGACGAAGAAAGTTTGAAGATAATATCAGGTATATTCAAGGTTGACATCCAAATGAAAAATACTTGTAAACATAAAATCCGTGTGCAAGTAAGAAATAGAAAGACTGGCATCGAATCTTCTGAGTGGAGATCTACTTGTGTACATATAGGTGCTATAAATATATGCAAATTGTGCGGCGAAATTAATTATTATTCTAGTGCCACTATAAATAAAGATAGCAAATATGACTGATACCCGCACATATTATTATGACATCTATGGTAAGATGGAGCCAGACTATGAAAGTATGGTTGCTTATTTATTAGATGAAGGTGTATTGTTTGTAACCACGGCAATTGATAGATGCACTCAAAAAGAGTGTTTGGGATTGTATATTTTAATCAATGATTACTTTGTTCCCGCTTCAGATGCTGAGTCTGTTACTTATGATGAATTGCCAAAACTATTTGAAATGTTTAAAGAAAAACGATGGGATGGCGTGTCTCAATTTGTAGCAGATAAACGAGGCATTCCAGATCTTCATTGGCGAGATAAAAATAGCGCATTTCAGAAAAAAGTTGACTTGTTATAAAGTGTGTGGTAAAGTATAAAACTAATATGTTCAAACTACTTTCATCTAGTTATCACGATTTAAGTAATAATTATTACATAACGATTCGTTGTTATATATTTAATAAATTAATTTTTACATGTAAAAGAAAGCGCAAATCTAAGCCTGAAGATTGGCAATCACAAAACAATTGGACTTGCATTAAGGAGCTATTATATTTAAACTAATATGAACAGACCAATTAAATTTAGAGTGTGGGATAAAAGAGAAACCAAAGGAATGTCTACTAAGAATATGTTATATGATGCTCAATTACATCATTTCTGGCAAGACTTTGTAGATTATCCCGGTTATGAATTGATGCAATATACCGGCTTAACTGATAAAAATGACAAGGAAATATTTGAAGGTGACATCATCATAGACACTCAAAAACAAAAATATGAAATCATATTTGATGAAAACTATGCCAGATACGACATAAAAGTATGTGGCGAAAATAAATTAAGGGGACAAACTAGTTATTTTACTCAAATATATGAAAAAAAACATATTGAAGTAATTGGTAATATTTTTGAACATAGTGAACTATTAAAATAATATGAATAACCGCTTTAAATTTAGAGTGTGGGATAAGATCACAAACCAATATCTTCAAGAACTAGGCATCTATTATTGGCATATTCCTTATAGTTTAGATGGTGAGGAGATAACCGGGGAGGCTAATTTGGTTGGTTTGTCTGAGCTATTGAAACACGATAATTTTGTCACTCAACAATATACTGGCTTAACTGATAGCAATGATGACCCTATTTACGAGGGTGATATCTTAAAAAATCATTATGATGTAAGTAATAATATAATTGGACAAGTATTATATGAATCTGACTACGGCGGTTTTATCTTTCAGTGGAAACGGCGAGGCCAAGATTATAAAATCACAAATCTAAATTGTGATGTAGCATTTGAATCCGTCATTATTGGCAATATTTTTGAGGGTCCACAACTATTAAAATGATTGTTCTAATCACTTATCTTGATGAAGAAACAAATACCAAAATGGTGAGTCACGGATACAATGTAACTACTGATGAACTTGTTGTTTTACCATCTGTACCATTGTTTTATTTCAATGATGCCAAATTTGATTCTGAAGTGGGTGAATATATTCTAACTAAATATGAGTGACATTATCAATCAATTTCCATCTTATAAACGAGTATTATCAAGCCACGAAAGAACTATTATGGCTAAAATTGGATACGCATTCATTTATAGTTCTAATTTAGAAGAGATTAAGGCATTTGATGAATCATTTAATCATAAAGCGTGTGATGAAAAAGGAATACCGAGAATAGTTGATCAACCAGTGAATTTTTCTATATGAATACTAATATTAGCACAGAAAAACCAAATACTAGATACTTTTTAACCAACTCGAAAACAAAGGTAGCTAAAGTAAGAATTATTATATTGAAGTAATATGAGTAACAATATTAAAACCTGCCCAAATTGTGACGCATATGAAGTAAAAGGTGAATATCATTCTCTTTTTGCATGCGGATCTTACTACTCTGATATGCGAGGTGGAACGCCTACGATTATAGAGAAGCGGGAGGGTTATAAATTTCACGAAACACTACAGTGCGCTCATAACAGAATCGCAGTCTTAAATAGCAGATTGCTTAAAGTTGAAGAATATGTTAAAAAGCAAACAGAAGTTCCAAAAAAGAATTTGAAATCTTTGGAGGAGCATAATAAACAAGCGTATATTAATTTTGCCGCAGTCAATAACCTAAACTCTAACTTTGCTTGCCCAAAGTGTGGAGAAGAATTGTATTATTCTAATCCCAATGTTATGTTGACAACATATCCTCCTAAACGAGGTGTGCAATGTAACAAGTGCAATCATACAGATTATGTCTATTAAATATGAACATCCACGTTCCTGAAGAAATAAAAAAGAAATACCCTCAATATGAATTTCGTGGCAAGCAACGCGAAATTAACGATAGAATTGTAATTGAAGCATACAATCCTGTTACTGAGCAGACTTTTTATTATTCTTTTGAAGAGGATTTTTTTTGGATGGCTGGGCAAATACCTGATTATAAACTGCAAAAGCCTTGAAAAATAAGCTCGCAACCCTGCAAGATCGCCTTGACAACGCCCTGAAAGACGATCATACTGCCCTTCGACAGTTAGAAAAGACTCTTCCATTATCCGAAATCGCAAAAAAAAAACTTAAAAATGACAAACACCCAAGAAACCGTAAATAGTATTCTTATTGATGTCCTCAAAGGAGTCAAGGATGCTGGATCTGAAATGTATGCAACAAGTAAAGTTGGCTTGGCAAAAGCCGTTGACTTTGCTATGGAGCAAGCCCCGATTGTTGTCCAAGAGTTTCTATCTTGGAAGATGGGAGACGCGATATTTAATTGTATTTTTTATAGTATTGGGGTTATTATCCTTTTGGGCGCAATTATTTGGCTCAAGAAAAAGCTCGAAAAGCTAGAATCTTATGAACCTGAAGTTGTAATTTATTCACTTACTCTTGTACTTTGTATCGGTTTAGCAGTCGCCTCAATGATACCTATCAAAGATAACATCGAAACAATCATTAAGATCAAACTCGCTCCCCGAGTTTATATCCTTGAATATGTAACTAAGAAGTAATATGAATATACCTCCCGAAGTCATTGCAGCAATTAAAAGTTCTTTTGAAAATGCAAAATACCCTAAAACTGTAAAAACTCGCCCATGTCGAATTAAATTCAATGGCGAATTTATTGCTACAAGTAGCAAAAAAACAGTTTGGCGCAATAAAGCATTCGCTAAGTCTGCTCTTTTGCTTCATTTTCATGGTAAAATTATTACTGAGTCTATCTATAAGCATCTTTTAAATGCTAGTAATAGACATCCTTATTTTTATGTTCCGTCTGATGAAATTAAAAAGCTGAGAGATGAACTTGAAAAACTTGGCATTATAGAATACGTTGAAGTTGATATGGAAAACTTCGCCGTGCAAAAAAAATAAAAACAATATGTTCTTCAATAAAAAAAGCCCAAAAATTGCAGCCATGCCTGTCCCTGCTTATGCAGTAACAAAAAATAAACAAATTAGTTTAGATATTTCTTATCTTCAAAACGGTAAAGCTTATACTAGCTATTATCGTTACGAAGTTAAAGCTAATAGTGACGAAGAGATGAATAAGAATTCAAAAAAGATCAAAGAAGATCTGCAATTGATAGTGGATGATATTTACAAACAATTGAATGATAAAAGTAGCGAATATATTTATATCAAAGACCAGACGTTTATCTTAAATAAAAAAGATTTCTTGAATTGCGGAGTAACAACCAAAGATATCACTTGACGACTCGCAAATTTCTGCCATACTGCCCACATGAGAGCATACTTAGAGTTCAGTTTGATGGACGATGAAGTGGACCACCTCACCAAAATTGGTTTCGGCGCAAAAATTCTTGACGCTTACGAAATGGAGAATGGCTTTGTTGCTGTTGTCGTTGATTGGAATAGTAAAACAGGTAGCCATAAACTCAAATACGCTTCGCAAGGCTGCGTTACTTACAGCAGCGATAAAATCGTGGGCGTAGAACTAGAGTTCAGAGATTATCCATATCAAATCGACGATTGCCAAATGAATCCTCGTATTTCAGTTAAGTTGGATTACGATGATTTTAATAAGAAAATGGATTATGTTTGTTTTCAGAATCTGAAATATCAAGCAGTAGTTTATTTTGCACCTGACTCATGGAATTGCAGCAGAAACTCAAAGAAGATTAAATTTTAAAAATATGCCTAGTGGATATACATCAGATATATATAATGGTAAAGAAGTAACATTCAAGGACTTCGCTCTAGGTTGCGCTAGAGCGTTTGGTGCTTGTGTAATGCAACGCGATGATCCTGCTGACGTAAAGCCAAAGATCATGCCAGAAGAGTCTTATCATACAGAGAAGCTGAAGAATCTTGGCGAATTCAAAAAGCCTACTAAAGCTCAATTTGAATCTTATGTTAAGGAAACAATAGCTGACTACGAAAAAAGCATAAAAGAAAAAAACGAACTAAAAAAGCGTTACTCTGATATTCTTGAAAATGCTAAGAACTGGCAACCGCCTACCAAAGAACATGAGCGACTAAAAGCTTTTATGATTGAACAGTTGACTGATTCAAGGAGTTTTGATTGTGGTGGACTTGATTATTACGAGCATGAGATCAAAGTTGTTTCCGCTATGACTTACAAAGATTATGTAACAAAGAAGCTTACAGAACACAATAGATCTATCGAACGTCATAAAGAATACGAAGCTAGAGATATTAATAATATCAAGCAGCGCAATAAGTGGATAAAAGATTTATACGATAGCCTATGAAAATAATATTAAGGGCTATACTGATAGAAATATTAGTTAATGTTATTTCTATAATATGTATTTACTATTTATGGAATTGGCTAATGCCAGAATTAATAATGGCTAAAAAAATTGGTCTCCTCCAAGCTTGGGGGATACGCACATTGGTGCAATTTTGTGTGTGGTTTAGGAGTCCTGATAAAAAATGAAAGCGACATTCGATTCAGACGGTTATCCAACAGATGAAACGCTGGCTTTAATCAGTTATTGGTATAGAAATAATAACTGGGAGCCTGAATCATTCTTGGCCTTTGCTGAGACTGCTTTTAATAAACATTATGGAAGATGGGAGATTATTAATGATTATAATAAACTCTCGGCTTTCAAAGACAAAGAATTCAAAGCGTTAGAAATTGCTACTGGCGGCTGGAGCGGCAATGAACAAGTGATTAATGCTATGGAAAAGACTCCCTTCTGGAGCGTATTTTGGAGAGCATCTTTTTCTGGAGGTTTGTATGTCTTAAAAGTACAATAATGTATGAATATCTCAGAGTTTGAAAGAGGCAAGCCAGTCCTAACAATGCACAAAATAAATGATCTCATTAAAAGAATTGAAGATGAGAAATACAAGACAGAAAGTCTTTATAAAGACAGAGTTAGATCTTTAGATACTATACATGAGCTTCTCCTAAGTGTCAAAGACAGCTTTAAAAAGGGAGAATAAATTTACATTCTGCCCGTTGGAGGTTATAATTTTTTATGACTTACCAACAGGCAATGTATGTTAAGCAACTCATTAAAGATAGAAACCCACTGCATAAAGTGGCGGAGCTATTTGTTAATAGATTTGGGGCTACTGACGAGATCTCTGTTAAAGGGACTCGTCATAAGTTTTCTAATCTTGACGGTAATGATTTGAAAATGTCTGCGGAGTCCACTCTCAAAGAGAAACTATAATGGAAAAAGAATTATATCTCAAAGATAAATATCCTGTTGTATCGGATGATTTGAAGTTTGATGGTAAGAATATTATCATGCCTTCTTACTATGCTGGTCTTATTTGTGATTATCTGAGCCATGTAGATACTAAAGGCATGAACGATGCAGATAGAAATGATTATTTTGCCTTTGCTAAATTCTTTGAAGATGTCATGGATTACAAAACCGAGAAAAGAGGACACTGAGATGGGAATGTACGATAGCATAGATTGCCAATATACACTGCCAATGCCAGAAGACCCCAAAGGGTACACTGGTTCATACGGTTTTCAAACTAAAGACTTTGAGTGCGCTTTAGATATTTACATTATCGATAAAGATGGTCAACTATCCGTTGAGCGTCGAGAGACAGAATGGATAGAAGGAGATCCAAATGGCAAGACCTTTTTAGAGAAAACGGGATATGGAAAGACTGTCAAGACTTGGCTTGAGCCTTTAAATAATACTTGCACTATTCAATTTTATGATTACCGTCACTCTAATAATACTGATTATGATTATTGGATTCAGTACGTTGCTACCTTTGTCGGCGGCAAGTTAACTGATATCAAATTGCTTAATTTTGAAGCCACTTCCAATACTGAAAGAAAGAAGAGCGACAAAGAATTCTTCCTTAGACTAGAAGAAAGGCGTGACTTCATCCAAACTTGGCGTTATAAATACATCTATGGACCTTATAATACTGTAGTAAGAGCAGTAGTAAGAGGGTCTACTAAATGCCTAACAAAGCTAAACAGCCTAATCCAAAAGCTAGAATCAAAGATAAAGATTTAAATAGTAATTATAATTGCAAAGACTGCAATCAAATAGTTAACTATAAGTATACTACCTGCCCGAGGTGCGGTCATTTTCATCAAACTAATGAAGCTAGAAATCCAAATCCTATAATTAAATAAATATGATAATAGAGTGCTGCGGTTGCAACAAGAAAGAAACATTCAAAGACACTAAAGAAGCGTGGATGAAAGGTTGGGACTTTGTTAATGATAAATTTAATAAGTCTCAGGTAATTTGTGACACTTGTATACCTTCTGAAGCTCTTCAAGTGGTATATAATAAAGCTCGCGGGGGAGATTTATTTAATATAGTTTTAAAGGATTAAACGCCTTTGTTAAGATAAGAGAGAAGTAGTCTATTATAGGTAGTAATAAGTTAAATAAAGTAGAGAATAGTAGAGCAAAGAGTGGTTGAAGAATAGACTGTATTTTACTGATGAAAACAGTAGTAAAATCAATCACTTTTCCTCTCTGAAAACAAGGCAAAAACTCTGGTTTTACTGGGGTTTTTGTCTTTTTTATTGAGTTTCAATAGATAAAGGAATAAGATAGGTAAGATATATATAGAGAGTAATAGAATAATAGAGTAATATAAGAGAATATTGTATAGGATTGTATGATATGGGGTTATAATGATGGGTTTGCCAAAAATATAATTACTAAATAATACTAATTCCCCCCGAAAATCACAAAAAAACGCACTTTAATAGCAATTTTGTCAGATTCTTCGCGCAATAATCATTAAATTTCATTCTAATCCCTGCTAAATAACAATAAATTTGTATTTACCCCTAGGCAAAAGTTCATTTTTATATAAACCCCTAGGGAAAAGTAAACAAAACTCCCCATCAAATCAGAAAACACCGGAAAACCCCAGTAAAATCGCACTTTCCGAAATAATGATTATTATTTGGGATAGTTTTTGGCGAATTAAATTGTATTTTACCCTAGGGAAAAGTAAATAATAACTCATAAGGTTATATAAACCCCTAGGAAATAATAAACAATTTTGCCCGATTTGAGACTAAATAACTAAATGATAGCGGATTTTGCGCGATTTCAGACTAAATAATTAAATCAAATGAAGCCAAATAATGCCACCGACAACGTAAATAATACTCTTGAGTTCGTTTATTGCAATAAAAATCTTACTAAGTGGAGAATAATTAATGCCATCAAAGAAGATAACGAGTACATCTATGGGTTTGATTTGGAGAATGATAATGATTACAAAGCTTTCAAGAAAAGCAAAATACTTGGCGGAAAAATTTTCTCTTTTCGCGGTTGACGGGGTATGATGTATGGTGTAGGGTGCCTGTGTTCTAGGGTGGCGCAATGGTAGCGCAGCGCACTGTTAATGCGTTGGTTGGGGGTTCGAGTCCCTCCCCTAGAGCCAAAAAAACTTTCGAAAAAGGGTTGACGAAAGTGTAGGGCAGTGTAAATTGTCCCTGTTCTTTAGATGCGTTCGTAGCTCAACGGTAGAGCATCGGCCTTTTAAGCCGGTGGTTGTGGATTCGAATTCCACCGGACGCACCATTTTCGTTCTTTATCATTTTGAGCGGCGGAGTCAGTTAGGTCTAATGTGTGTTAGATTTAATTAAGGAAATAGTTTCCTTCCCGCTCATTCGGGCCAATAGCTCAATTGGTTAGAGCAGGGAACTCATAATTCCTTGGTTATCGGTTCAAGTCCGGTTTGGCCCACCAGCTTTTGTTCTTTTAAATTTGATGGTCTCGTAGCTCAGTGGTTAGAGCAGTCTGTTTATAACGGTCAGGTCGTGGGTTCAAGTCCCACCGAGACTACCAAATACGCCACGGTGGTGAAATGGCAGACACAAGAGACTTAAAATCTCTAGATCCTAACAGGTCGTGCCGGTTCAAGTCCGGCCCGTGGCACCAAATTTGCAGCAATGAGGACAGTCGTTCAAGCGAGACGTAGCTTGGGGTGCTGGAAGTTTCCGGTATATCAAGCAAACTGAGAGACCTGATCTGCAAACAAACAGTGCGCCCAAGGGATAATGTTTCAAGTCCCCTTACACTGCGACAACAATGGGCCGAAATTTTAGTTCTTTTATAATTTTATTCGATGTCAGCAAGCTCATGATGCTGAAGAAAGAGTTGATAATTGCAAGTATCAATGTCGTGGAGAGTGAGTGGGTTGATCTACGCAAGATATCGTGTTGTAGATTATAAAAATACTGAAGATTTTCCCGTAAACCAACATCGAATATTTTCCTTGCTAGAAGATTCTAGTGAGATTTAACGTCCTCGTAGCTCAGTTGGATAGAGCATCCGCCTTCTAAGCGGATGGTCGCAGGTTCAAATCCTGCCGAGGACGCCAACTTTAACAAACACTTAGTAAATATGCAAAAAGAGCAGGTATTCATTGTGCAGGAGTTTATTAATCGCCATGCTACTAAAAACTTGTGGAATATTAGTGACAAACTTTATGATCTAATCGGCGAAATAATTGAAATCGAAAAGAAATCAAATGCAACTCTACCCGCCGCACAGCATGATTCTCATTAAGAAAGAGGGGGAAGAATATTCCCTGTCGTATTTCCGATATGAGGAGCTTGACATAGAGCAATTCGTCAAGTATGGTTTGGAGAGTTGGGAGATAGCCCAGCTATTCGGTGGTAATTAAATAAATATATGACAATCACTACACTAACAACTCGCGGACAAAAGATCTCAAATCAGATCGTTTCTGCGGATGTAATTGAAATCAATCAGGGGCCATTTAGTTTCACTGCGCTCACTGAGACTATCCTCACGGAGGAAGATAAGATTGTAATTCGTTACGAAGTTGATGACGAATACTGCAAGCACGAAATCACCAATGATATGCTAAATAATGCACACGTTGAAGATGGACACATTGTATTTGCATGGGGAACTCAACTGAGTATTTCTCTATATAAGCTCGCCGCCATCAACGCGGTCGAATAATTAAATAATAAATATATGAAAGTAGTTAAGCTAACTAAGAAGGCGCAAGACATTGTTAATCAGATTATGTCTGCGGACGCAATTGACTTTGAACATAGCCCATTTGTTGAAAGGGTTACATACGGCAATATGAACCTAGAACAAGATAAGCTGGTTCTGTCTGTCGATGGCGACTTTGATGAAATAGACATCAAAAACGAGACTCTTAATGAGGCTGTTATTACAAATGGCATTATTCAAATTGCCGCAGAACATATTAAAAACAATGAGTATGGCGATATGACCATTACTCTATATAAGCTCAGTAAGATCGCCGCACTTTAATATAAATTTTTAAATGAGTAGAAGTAAAATAAGGGTAATGAGTATATTCTTGATTGTCTGCTTGAATAGGTCTTGTTGTTGTTATTCATACTGATACCTGCGCCGTAACTCATAAAATCGGGGCCTTCTACTTATTTTTTCTTTCTTATATGCAAATCGAAACTGAGCAGTCTTATTCTTTTATCTTGCTATTATTCTTATTTGGATTGATGATGATTAAGATTCCCGCAGGTTTTGCATTGATTGGAATTTCTTTATTTTTTTTGTATAAAAAGATCTCCGGTGACTAGTATGTAGTGTATGTCATTAACTGATACACTAAATAATACTGCCGGTCGTTTCACTACCCTAGTCGTTGGTTCTAAGAAGGAGAACACCACGTTCTGCGCTCAGATCCTATCTGCATCTAATAAGACTGTTTCTTTTTATGATGTGAATGCTGATGCTGATCGTCGTGTTCCTGTCAGTAAGATCCTATCTGTTAAGTCTGGCAAGATTAAGTACGTTAAGGCGTAATAATCAAAATAATAACAGCCCACTGGTTTAATATACTAGTGGGTTTTTCTTTTACTGGGGATTTGCATAATGGTAGTGCAGGAGTCTTTGAAGCTCTTTGTGGTGGTTCGATTCCATCATCCCCAACCAAATAATAAAGATTAGCCTCCTAAATAAAGGGGGCTTTTTTATTGCAAATATTAAAAACATTACCAGCAAATAAGCCAAATAATACCAGTTATTGATTGAAATATATAAGGAGATAGATACTAGATGAGATAGTTTGTCAAGGATTATTTTTTTGATAATGATAGTTTTTGGATTTGGGCACCCCGGCACAGGAAACTATGGGTCCGAAAGATTCTGAAAAAAAAGTGCGAAAAGGACTTGCGGCTGATTTGATTGCCGTCTAACCTCTGGTCCGTCAGTTAACACTTAACATCAACACTGCACTTATGACCGAGATCAACGTCACCCCCGCCACTGCCACCACTCGCGCCGATAGCTTGCTCGACTACACGGTCGAGACTATCCCGCTTCTCACCCCTGACGGCGAAGCCACTGGTTGGCTCGGCAATCGCCGCACCGACACCAAGCAGATGCTTGGGGTTTGCACTGAACGCTACACCCTCGTTCAGAACCGCTCCCTGATGGATACCGTCGAGAACGCCTTCGCCGACAACAAGTTGGGCGAGTTCACCCGCAAGGAGTACTCCATGCGCGACGGTGCGCGAGTCTACGTCCAGTATGACTTCAAGAACCAACTGGTGAAGCTGCCCAAGGTTGGGGATGAGCTTGGCTTGCGCCTGATCCTCAACAACTCGTTCGACCGCACCTGTCGCGTCTCTTTCGAGATGGGCATCCTTCGCCTCGTTTGCACCAACGGCCTGAAGACGCTTCAGGATGAGTTCAGCCTCACCCAGAAGCACTCCGACAAGCTCGACGTTTCCCGCCTTGTGGACGTTGTGGCTGGCGCGGTCGAGGGTTTCAAGGAAAGCACCAGCGTGTTTAGCCGCTTGGCTGACCGCTCCATCAAGCAGGATCAGGGGCACACTATCCTCGACAAGCTCACCAAGGCCAAGGTGATCGCTGACCGCAACACGGACAAAATCAAAATCATCTGGAACGACCCCTCGCACCGCGAGGACAAGAACCGGAGTCTCTGGAGCCTGTACAACGCCGTCACCCAATTCACCTCGCATCAGGTCGAGCCTACCTCATACGAACTGGCGCAACGCATCAACCGGGGCACGTTGGTCGCCCTCAACAAGGCCAGCCTGATCGAAGCCGAGTTCAAGAAACTCGCCAGCAACTAACGCCAGATCGCCAAATAGAAGCAGCACGGGGCATCCTACGGGGTGCCCCTTTTCGCTGCCCACGATAGTTTTCGGGTCTGGGGTGCCAGAATAAAAAAACTATGAAAAACCCTTGCAATCTCATGCCCATGAATTACTATTTCCCCGATGACAAAACGTAAAACGGTTAGCCTTGAATCAGTCAAACTGAAAGCCAATCACTTCTTTTGCACCAGCAAAAACGAAGCGATCATTCAACGCAGAACTCTCCAGTTCTTCGTGACGGACCTGCTGATGGAAGCAAAGCAATACAAGGGTTTCAATTATTTACATAAACATCATGTCGAAGAAGGTTTGACATACGGCATCGAATGGGACGAAGCTGGCAAAGAGAAAACTTTCAAAGACGAGTCAAGAATTTTCTTTCATTAAGCTTCAAATATTAAAAACATTAACCGCAAATAAGTCAAATAAGCCTCGATTTGATAGATTGGGGTTTATTATTACATTTTGATAGTTTTTGAAACTGGACACCCCGGCGCGAAAAACTATTGAAAAACGCAACAAAAGTGTTGCGCTGGTTTGCCCTTTGCGTTAACCTTTCCATGATGAATCTTGACCTTGCCCTTGACCTCGTTGGTGGACTCTCTGCGCCCTCAAAAATGCCGTGCCGTTCCTATTCAATCCCGGCAAAGTATTGTAAAACGGGCGGAAAATTAGTGTCTATTAAGAATAGTGTTTGTTCTAAGTGTTATGCATTAAAAGGTTTCTATAACATGCCCAATGTCAGAAACGCTTTACAAAAACGATTTGACTCTATTAACAAACCCGAGTGGGTTGACGCTATGACTATTGCTATTGCTGGAAAAGAAACTAGTGGCTATTTCCGGTGGCATGATAGTGGAGATATTCAATCTGTGGAGCATTTGAGAAAGATTTGTCAGATTGCTATCAATCTTCCTAGTATTAAATTCTGGTTACCCACTAGGGAATATTCATTTGTTACTCAATACAAGAAACAATTTGGTGATATTCCTTCCAATCTCACTATTCGCCTTTCTTCCCTAATGATAAATGGCAATGCGCCTACTGGTATTGCTAAGATATTAGGATTAACGACTTCTGGTGTGTCAAAAGATAAAACATTCAATTGTCCTGCCTCCAATCAAGATAATAAATGTATCAATTGCCGCGCCTGTTGGGATAAATCAGTTAAAAACGTTAGTTACAAATTGCACTAATGATTATAGCAATACTTGTAATAATATTAGTTATAGGTATAATAACAGAAAACAATAAAAGAAAATGACACAAGAAAAGCAGATAACTAAGTTGCAAACTAAAATCAATAACCTTAAGCAGATGAAAAAGTCTGCAAGGCTATTGTTAAACAGACGCGAAAAGATTCGCGCCGAATTAGCGAGTATTAGAAAAGACCTTAATAATATTCGTTTCAAAGTCTATAGGTGTATTGACAAGAGCCAAAATATTAAAGAATAAAGCAACAAATAACAAATAAAGCACCCTCTAGTGTTTAACACTAGGGGGTTTTTCGCATAGTTTTTGGATTCGGGGTGCCCGGATCTGGAAACTATAAAACCCCGCCCGAAGGCGGGGTGATGTTGCTATTGTATTACCAAGCTTTCCACATAGTCATCCAAGCCTTACAAGCCGCAAGTGTGCCTGTACTAATATTGTGTTTGTTACAGATTTCACTATCACTAACACGTTCTTTCAAATCCGCATAGACGGCACTCAATTCGCGTTTATTGAGAACCAATTTAGTCTTATTAAGATTGATCTTTTTGTCTTTCTTTTCGTGAGTAATGAAGTCTTTAACCTGCAAAGAGCGATTTGTAATAACATTCATGTCATTACTGACACAGATAGTCATCATGGGATTTTGATTTGACACATACTCAAAAGACCAAATCAGTGACAAACCTAAATCAATAGCCAATCGCAGCAAGTAGCATTGAATGGCATATCCTTTGTTGTATTGATTGGCAACTTCAAGAATCTCAGGGCTAAGATTACTGACAGAACGCCAGTGTGTATTGAAAGTAAAAACAAAAGTAGCAGTCTTGCCCTTAGCGGTATTAATTAAATCAAGATTTTGTGTAGTAGGATTACCGCAGAAATCAAACCATGCGAAAATGTTTTTGGATTTGAGTTTATTAACACTATCAGCGTTTATGTATTCATTACGATAAGTAATATTAGAACAAGAAAGCATGTATGCGCTAGTCTTGTTATGCGGAAAGATAGCAGCAACTGGGCGCAAGTTGCTCTGATACTCACTGCTGTCACATTCAAACAGTGACATTTCAAGACCATATCCGTTTGTAGTAAACGTATTAGAATAGTCTCTGTGATTAACAACGTATTTCTCAAACTCCCACGAAGAACCGGGGAGTGATATGACACTAATGTCTATTTTGTTTTGCGCGAAAGCGTCATAGGCTTTGCAAACGAGGTGGCGGATAGCGTTTTTAACTGTGTTATTCATACGCCCCAACAGTAGCCCTTGAAAGGGAAAGCGTCAATGGAAATGATCACTTTTCTTGCAAGGGATAGTTTTTTCCTTCGGGGTGCCCGATTCCAGAAACTATGAAAAACCCCGCCGAAGCGGGGTTGTGATTTAATCTCTTTGTATAATAGTTTTAAGGGCTTGTTTCCCTTTTTCTATTGAATCAATATCTAAATGATACAATTTATGCCAGTCTTCATGTTTTAATGACATTAGCTCTTTGATACGGCGTTCTGCGTTATTTAGTGCTACACGGAGTTCTACTACTTCTTGTATTGTTATTTTTAATTCTGCACTCATGCTGTTCTTAGGTTATTATTGAATCTATAGTAATTGCCAACGCTTTTGAGATAGTAATCGAAGTCTTTAATCAACTTATAGTGAATAGAATATTTGTAATTCCTTTTCTTGGCTTCGTCAATGAAGATAGAAGCATCACAGTCTTCCTCTAAGTAAGCAAAGTCTCTTGTTCTATAACTATACTCTGATATTAAGATATCAATATTCCAGTCTTCAAGCAATTTATGAGGAACGCGAAGCCAACCGTGGCCGGGGTCAGAAAGAAAAGTGAGTTCCATATTATTAAAAGATAATATTGTAAACCACAGTAACACTAACAACAGTAGCAATGACGAGTAATGTAATTACAGTATTTATGATTCTATCAAAGGTTTTGTTGCTCATATTATTACAAGTGTTTTTTGATTTTATTCCAGTATTTATCAGTATCTTTTTTGCGCCAATTAGGACCGCCATTATGCAAGCGAGCCAAAGTCTCTATGTCATTATTGGCAAAAGCTTTAGGCTCATATCGCATAAAGTAACGCTCACAGACCTTACGGGCGACCGCAGGGTCATACACCTGACTATGCGCCCCCTTGACTCCAGCGTCAAGAAAATACATGGGGCGGATTTGGTAAATTCCAAGGGCAGTTTCCTTGGCGTTGATTGCCTTGGGATTGCCTGAAGATTCAACTTGGGCCATTGCGCGAAACAAGTCTTCCTTCGTGCCGTGGTTGCGGCGGGAAAACCCAAGGGTTACAAGGGCGACGACAAATAGAGACAAAGTGATTTTGTTCATGTGAGAGAAAATATCAGATTCTTGGAGAGTGTCAAAGATTTTTTTTCGATTTGATAGTTTTTTGATTCGGGGAGGCCAATTTCGGAAACTATGAAAGCCCCGCCGGGGCGGGGTTACTATTTATTTGAAGTTTACAATACTACGTCCACTCTGTAGTAGTATAATGCAAATCGGCGGAACAGTTGCGCCTGTATCTAAAAGAGCCTTTATGTAAGTACGTTCTGCAAGTTTTCCGCTTCTGGTATCGGGCTTTATACTATCACCCATCCATTCTTTTAAGTTAGCTTGTATCTGTTGAAGTGTGAGAGCTTTCATTTGCTTTTAAGGATTTCTTTTAGTGTTACAATTCTTATATGACTATAGTGTGCGTTTTTAGGGAAAGGATTTGGGTGTTTAATCTTCCAAAGGTTTTGTAAGTAATTGATTTCTGATTGGATTTCTTCTTTTGATTTATCAGTAGCCCAACACTCGGCAGCATAGACAGATTCTCTCATAATTAAACAGCCGCGAGGGTTTCAAGTTCAAAGTAATTCACGCCTTCCTTGGGTTGCCAGTACAAGTCACGCTCAATGGTCATTCCAAGCGGTCCCTTGATTGCTTCCAATTCTTCCACGGAAGCGATCCCGCCCCATTCAACGCAACCCATGCCCAAGTCAGCGAACCCGTAAAGGATGCCACCTTCGATCCCAGTGATCAACCAAGTAACGGCACCCCACGGGGTGAAAAGCTTACAAATGGGGACCATGCCGTCAGAACCGGCCTTGTTGAGTTTTTCGGTAAGTTGTTTCGTCATCAATTTCATCGGGGACAAGTTAATAGAATCGGCGTTGATTGTCAAAAAGAAAAATCGTTTTTCATAGTTTTTTTGTTGGGGGTGCCCATTGCCCGAAACTATCGAAAGGATTCGCGTCTGTTTCATGAGGGTCAAAACCCAAAAGAGAACAAGTCTTATTCTCTTAGAAAAAACCCTGCCGCAGGATCTCCCTGCGTACCATTTGACGCGAACCCAATCTAAAAAGCGGTGTTTCTAAAGGTTCAACTAACCCGCCGCAGGGTCTCCCTGCGTACCATGCCGCTTGTGCCTTAACCCGCCCTCACTTCGACTTCGAAGGGGGCAAAATTTGTTTGAAATGAATCAGACCACCGGAGAGGTCACGAATCAACTCGCGCTCCACACTAGTGATGGTTTTCTTTCCCGTCAAGCGGTAAATGATGTTTGCGTCACCTTCGTTGGCAACGTACTCGCGCAGGTTGCCGTAGACTTCGCGGTTGTAAAATTCAATCGTTTTGCTCATGACCCCTACAGATTAAACTTTGGCCCGAAAGAGTCAAATAAAAAACCAAAAATCTTTTTCTTCGCGGGAGCGAAGGGGATAGTTTTTGCGTCTGGGGTGCCCCGTTCTGGAAACTATGAAGCCCCGCCGAAGCGGGGTGAGTTTTTTCAGTAAATCATCTTGACTTTTCCCCAAGCCGAGTCTTCAAGGACTTGGTTCAACTTGTCAATGGTTTTCTTCTTCTCTTCTTCGCCGATGATGCCGTTCATGAAGTAGCGAACGTCGGAGCGATAGGCCATAAGCTGGACGCGCATTTCCAGAAAAATGTCTTGACTGACTTGCACTTGGGTTGTGGGGACTTCGGCGACGGGAGTTTCCTCCGTGGGCGCAATGGCGATGAGGTCGCGGAGGTCGCTGGCGGTGTCGATGTGTTGGTGTTGATTCATGACGGGGACAAGTTATCAGATTGGCGGCAGTTGTCAAAAAATATTCCAATTTGACGCAAATAAAGTGCAAATAAAGAGCTTGACAAGGCTTGCCGCCTATGCTCTCGGCATAGTTTTTGGATCTGGGCAGCCCAAAACGGGAAACTATCGATTAGGTATCAAAATTGGTCAAAAATACCTGTTTACTCCTTCCGTGGGCGTGGTAAGCTTCAGTGTCGGACTGTTCTTATTTATAAACACAACATGAGTACTAATACAAAAACCACAATCAAGTTTAGTGATTTAGAGGAAGTGATTATCACTAACTCTGGAACCGCCAATGCGTATGTCGATTCCGCTTTTCATAAACAATTGAATCGCGATTTAACAGAAGCTGAGTGTGATAGTATCACTGATTTATACTTTCAGGAATTGTACGAATTGCATCTCAGCCGCTTCTGATAAATCATATGCATCTCATTCCTATTGTAAACGGAACCCTTAAAAACAAAGGGAATCTCAGTGTTTGTAACTCCAAAATTAATGTGTTTGGTTCTGATATTGCTGTTGAAGTGATATTCGATTATGATCTCGAAACTCGCCAACAGTATGTCAGTATCGTTGCTTATGATAAATCAGTGTTTGATGCTGATTCTATCACTGAGATTGACGAATACATTCTGACAAACGCTATTGACAAATGGAATCAATACATAAATGAACCATAAATAGTAATACCACAAGAGACCCGCTGTAGCAATACGGCGGGTTTTTTTGTGTCAAATATTAATCAAATGTTCTGCAAATAATAACCAAATATAAATAAAGAATAGTGATTTATCACTGATTTATCACTATTTCATAGTTTTTGGATCTGGGGTGCCCGATTTCAGAAACTATCCCGAAGCAAATCTCATACCAAAGCCAATTGTTAAATTCTGGTGACAAATCACTTTTGCCCTTGATTTGAGATGAAAAGTCAGTGACAATGTGCGCGACGGTAAAAACCATAAAAAACTATGTATCAAACCACTGCCGCCCAAAGCAAAGCCGAAACCGCCCTTGGCAAGAAAGGGTTTCGTTTCTCGACTTGGCTTCCGTTTGAACCGGATGCCAACAATCAACCGGCGCAAGGCACTGAACACCTTGGAACAATTGTAATGGTTAAACGTGTCACTCGGTTCTCCACTGAGTATCGCGAAATCGAACCCGATGGTTCTATAAACTAAATCACTATCTAATAACAATATGGCTTGTGAAGATTATCCGTGTTGTGGGCACGAAGCTGGCGGTTGCCCCGTCATCGACGAAAACGGCGCAGAGCGTTTCCATTGCGCCCGTTGCAGCGTTTTGATGCCCCCGAAGGCACGGAGCGCGGTTTGCCAACCCTGCCATTCTGAGTGGCAGCGCGGGTGGGACGAAGACCCCACTGGGCAAGATTCTGATTGGTGAAATAGTGATAAATAAACAGCCCCGTTGTATTAGTACAGCGGGGTTTTTTATAGTTTTCGCTTTTGGGCAGGTCAAAAAGAAAAACTATCAAATTGATTTGCAATCTCATTCCCGTCAGCTACCCTTTGGGCACCATGAGTTCCTCCTCCTGCCCCGCCACTACCGCCGCCACCCTCGCGCTCGCGCATGAGGTGAAGGCTGTCATTCAACAAATCAACGATTGCGCTAATAACATAACAAATGCTAATTTCCATTCTGCTAGTGATATTGCTTTGGAGCTTGATAAGATCAATTGCAGACTAGCTTCTGTTTGTCACTCACTTGGATTGAAAGATCTTTCTGATAGTATTAAAGTGGGAGACAAGTTTTTGCATTTTGGTTTCTATCGCCCCCGTACTTGTATAGTTAATTCTATACATGGATCTACTGTTTATTGGAAGACTAATGATAATCCTGAATTGACTAGGTGCGGAAGTTCTTGCATTAGTTCTTTTGAATTGCGTGAAATGCGCCCCTTTATTGGTAAAGAATGGACATTGAAATGGGACTAACTTTGTTAAATAGATAACAAATAACATAACTCCGTTATACTACTATAGCGGAGTTTTTATAGTTTTTGCTTTTGGGGTGCCAAAATCGGAAAACTATGGTGAAGCAAGGACCATGCCAAGTGCGATTGTTAAATTCCTGTGACAAATCACTTTCGCCCTTGTTTTCCCTTGTGCGGGTGTTATGGTGTGGACGATGAAAACAACAATGCAGTCGCTGATCGAAAAAATCGAATCCCATCCTGACTTCAACGTGCCGCAAGGCGCGTGGGTCAGTGTGTATCGCCGAAGCCAGAACTACGGTGGACCGGAGGAGGGCGGATGGTGGTACGATAGGAATACGCTGGAGGGGTCAATTTACTTCCCCACCACGGAGGGGGCCGAGGCTTGGCTTGAAAAGGCCAAGGCGGAAGTGGAGCGCGAGAACCGCGAGGAAGCCCCTGCGCGGTATCGTGCGATGGCCGCGCTTCCGGGCGAGGAATGTGACACGGCGTACCACGATGAGGGCTACATCCCCACAGGATGGAACGATGGCGGCGAACTGTGGGTGACCATCGAACAGGTGCGGGGCGAGTGTGACAATAGCGCGGAGCCTCGCCCACATTATGAATAAACACTAAACAAATACAATACCCCGCTGTGATAAACAGTGGGGTTTTTTTGTGCAAATATTAAATAAATATTAAACAAATAAAGGCCAAATAATAGTAGTACTAGTGATTTATCACTGATTTCATAGTTTCTGGATTCGGGGTGTCCAAAATCAAAAACTATCGCTATTTATAAACAACTATTTATAAACAAGAAACCCCCTGTATTACTACAGAGGGTTTGTCACTAAGGCTTATCTAGTCATGCCTATTAACACGACAACAAGAAGTAGTATTATCATAGCATGAAATCATAGTATTGCTTATTCAATTTAGCTAGACCTCTAGTAAGGCTATCTCTTTTATCAACAAAGATGTCCTTATTGTAATTACCTTTGTCACACTCTGCTATAAGCGTATTACATTTGTCTATCTCTGCTTGAATAGCAATTCGTATATCAATCATTTCCATAACACTTATTTTATTAGCATTCATAGTGTTTTAGTATTAAATGCGCGTTTATAGTATTCGCGCCCCACTGTTTATATATTAGCCTTCTACGTTTACCACGTTATCAATAGACATAGTGAGAAACTTGGGTTTATCACTATCACTACGATATTGTTGAATAGCGTTGTACTCTTCTTCAGTAATAGGACGGCCATCAACAAACAAATCGAACTTGTTTTTGGGATTGTTGTGAGGAATCCCAGCCAAATACAATTGGCCGGTCTTTTTGTTTCTCACTAAACCGTCTTTAACAAACTCAAACCAAGTAGGTTTACCAACAGCGTCAGGGAATATATTATTATAAGTATCTTCTCCCGCAAGCGATATAGTAAAACGAAAGTCCCTAGTGACACGGCCTTTGTATATATTTAAGGGTATACCACTACGGCCACCAGTCTTCAATTCATATTCGCCTTGTAGTAGTATAGTTGCAATGTGACCAGCCTTAATTGTATTTATATTGATCATGATGTTGTATTTATATAGTGACGTTGTATTTATATAAGAACCAAACTGACTATGCCAATTTACTATATACTTATATATATACAAGAACTAAATCTACTTTAATTTTCTACGTTAACGGGCACTTGGCACGACTCTTGCTGGGGAGCAGGAACCATGCCAGAGCAGGAAACGTGCCAACCTATGGGCAACCATAGTTTTCGGAATTGGGGACCCCAGATTGGAAAACTATCGTTTCCACGGACTTGGCATAGGACTTGCTGGGGAGCAAAGAGTGTGCCAACCTAGACTTGGCATGAAACGTGCTGGGAGCATGGACCGTGCCAAACGCATTTGTTACTTTTGTGTGACAATCGCACTTTTCCGTTGCAATGTCCTTTGCCTTTAGTAACTTCAGGCCAAGCAAGCGAGACGCTTGTGATCACCAACTAAAAACGCAACACACTATGGGAATCCAAATTGGACAGATTCGCGCCGGTCACCTCGCCACCATTCTGGTCACGGGCGCACATGAAATGGCAACGGGCGGACGCATGGGACGCCCCTTGAACCCGTTGACGGGCCGAGTCACACGGGACCATCGAATTGTCGCCCGTGTGTCGGGCGTGGAAACGTACCGCCGACGCTTGGAGAAGCAGGGACGCACCCCGGCAGGTGCGCCGACTTATTGGCAATGGGTGCGCGACGACGAAGGCAACGTGATCGATGGATTGGCTGTTCACAAGACCGATGGGACGCTGTACCTCGTTTGCGATCCGACAACCGCGCAACGTACCGTGCGGTATCTCGTTGACGGGCGTGAAGCGACCCCGAAGGAATTGCAAACCATTGAAGCCTACCGGAAGAAAAAAAACGCCACCCCGCCCGACATCCTCCTTTTCAAGCTCGACACGGTGGCGAACCTAGAACCTTGAACGCCAACCCCGCCCACACGGCGGGGTTTTTTGTGCCCTGATTCTGTCTTGACAATCCCCCCTATTTTTCGAAATAATGCCCGACGTTTCTCAAATACAGGGGCGGGGGGGTCTAAAAATCATTCTGCCCCTAATTTACTAATATACCTTTTATTAATATATCCCTCTACTATTCTGCCCTTAATCTTTTATTAATATACCTATTAAAAGAATACATATCTATCCTCTCCTATTAAATACCATATAAGATCCCCCCTATTTCTCAAAAAATAAAACAAAACGGAGAACCCAGAAACTTTGCAGGGTCAAAAAATCCCCGGAGCCTCCCCTGAAAAATACCTTTTTTAGATATAGCTTGTGTAGATATATCTAATGTTAATCAAATGTTCTGTCTGCGGGGCTGACAAAGAAGATACAGATTTCAACAGAGTAAAAGGCAAATGTAACACCTGTTGCTACTCCCAAGAATACAATAAAATTAAAGAAAAGATGGGAAATACAGATGGCGGTGAGATAGTTTATCTCAAAAAAGTCATCTTAAGCAAAGCAAAAAAGCGTTCAAAAAAGAAAAATCTGGAATTCAACCTTACGCTGGGGGATTTAATAAACATTAAAAATAATACCTGCCCCATTTTAGGCCACGAAATCCTATACAAATCAGGAATAGATAATAAAAGATCAGCATCGTTAGATAGGATAGATCCAAATAAGGGCTATGTGCCGGGGAATGTTAAGATTGTTTCTTATGAAGGCAACTCCCTAAAAAATAGAAACAATTATCATTCCGCCGTTAAGATGCTGGAATATATAATACAAAACTCGCCGCCAGAAGATATGGCACCCGAAAAGCGAGATGAATTACTTAATCTTCTTAAATACTTTAATTAACTCTTTCTCAAATTCAGGGTCTTTACTGTATTCTATATTTATTTGTTTTGTATTTTCTGTTCCTTTTATTATAATAGTTATATATGGTAAATCATATTTCGCACAAGTCATCGACGCGAGAGACACCAAACACGAATCGCAAATCTTCATTAATTTGCCATCTTCTGCAAGCATATTGAAATAAACTAATTTGCGTAACGTGAAGAATAATAAATAATCTTGTTTACTATATGCAAGTTCACAACCCTCACAACAGATTCTCTTTCTACAAGATCTAGGGTTTACAACTGTAACTTGTAATTTGTTCTTCACTATATATAATACATTAAATAAAGAGTATAATAACAATCAAAATGTCTAAAAAAGATAATTCCCCTCATGTAGCTCAAAAGGAAAAGCTAAAAGATGAATTTGAAATTCGTAAACTAAAATGGACCCCGAAACAAGAAGAAATTATTGCTGCCGCTTTAGATAAAAGCACCAATATTATTATTCTTGATGGGCTTCCCGGCACAGCCAAGACGCTATTAAGCGTTTACTGTTCACTAGAATTACTAAAAGCTAAAAAAGTATCTGATATTGTATATATTCGATCCTTAATTCAAAGCACAGATGGTCAAACTGGCTTCTTGACTGGTGATTTGGATGAAAAGACCTTCTTTTATAACGTACCACTATTTGATAAGCTGGAAGAATTACTAAATAAGTCTAGCATCGAATTACTAAATAAGCAAGAAAGGATTAAAACCTATCCTGTTTCTCTCCTTCGTGGTTATACTTTTAACGTTAATTCTGTAATTCTTGATGAGGGTCAGAACATGATGTTCGATTCTCTCGTTACTGCTGCTACTCGTATGGGTAAATTCAGTAAACTATTTATTTGCGGCGATACTATCATGCAAAATGACTTGGGCAAGAAATCTGGGTTTAAAGAGTTTTGTGATATCTTCCAAGATCAAGATAGTCGTGATAATGGTATTCAATACTTTAAACTTGGGCCAGAAGATATTATGAGAAGCGGCATTACACGCTTTATTGTTGATAAGATCACTAAATACAAATCAATTATTCATTAAACTTTTGTTTCATCCTTTGATGAATAAGTCTTGATAAAGTATTAGCACATTTAGTTACTTTTGTTTCTGATTCTTGCCAGAAGAATGCGTGTAATACTTCATGTATTAGAATGTTGATCGTTTTTTGCTTGGTTAAGGCTGGATCAATTTTAATCTTTGGATTTTCCATCTCTGGAGAATCGCATATACCATAGCACCCTTTGGGCGGTTTAACCCAATTGATAATGTATTCGACCTTTTCGTAATTTTTGAACGAATACTTCATTCTATTACAATTACACTTACTTTTTACTGTTATCAACCTATAATAAATTAATGAATTATGCAAAAAGTTTACTGTTCTCAATGTGGAAATCCTAATTTATACACGCAAGCGAAACCAAAGTTCTGCTCTGCCTGTGGTACAGCATTCTATGGCGTTGTCGTAGAAAAGAAAGAAGATAAAAAGGCAAAAGTAAATAAAGTCCGCGCTCAAGAAGAGTATGATGAAGAAGATGATGATGAAGGTGAAGACGACCAAGAGTCAACTCCCATTCCTGAATTAAGGGGCGGACTAGATGTCGATATTGAATTTGATTCACCAAGAAAAGAATCTCTTTCTAAAATCGCCGCTTCACTTCCTGATAATTTTTCCCGTTCAATAGATAGAAAACCACAAGGCTTCTCTGAAAAAGAGATATTAAAAATGATTAAGCAAGAAGCCGGTACATTAAGACAAAAATAAAATGGCTCATAAAGTCCAAAAAGAATCATTTGAAAAGAACATTGCTATAATAGACGAAGAAATTCGCAAACGCAAGAACAAGTGGAACCTTGCTGCATTGTCTTGGATTGATTTCGAGGACGTTGAGCAGATATTAAGGATTCATATTTACAAAAAGTGGACTTTATATGATCCAAAGAAACCTCTTGCCCCTTGGTTAAACATTATCATTTCTAATCAAATAAAGAACATCATAAGAAACAACTATGGCAATTATGCTAGACCTTGTTTGAAGTGTGCGGCGGCAGAATGGGATGATTCTTGTTCAATATATGGTGAGCAATGCAAGAAGTGCCCCTTGTATGCTCATTGGGAGAATAATAAAAAAGACGCTTTCAATACAAAAGTAACTCTTCCTCTTGAAAATCACATTAAAGAAGTTCATGACATGACAAACGAAGGCTTTGATCTTTTGAGAAGCACACAAAGCTTATCGTCAGCACTAAAGAAAGTATTAAAGCCAGCAGAGTGGGTTGTGTATGAAATGCTTTGTCTAAGAAATCAAAAAGAAGAAGAAGTAGCTAAAGTATTAGGATTTAAGACTACTGAAAAAAATCGTTCCCCCGGTTACAAGCAGATAAAGAACCTTAAGCGTTCTATTATTGTCAAAGCTAAGAAGTGCATTGTAAATGGAGAAGTAGAAATTTATGTCTGAAAATGGAAACCAGCCTCAAGAACTTAATGATCAACAAAGATTGGCAATTTTAAATGAGTGGAACAATCGTCCTACTAATCCTCCTTCTTTGCTTGAACTTGTCAGGCTTGCTTTTCCTAACGTTGATGGCGCAGACGGTAGAAGTTGGCACGGTAAAAAGGTCAAAGAGTTCTTGTCAACAAGACAAATTAAAGCAAGAGCATCCTACGAATACTTAGCGAAAGATAAAATTGAACTATCTCCAGACCAGAGAGAATTTATTGCTAATAATGCCGGTTCAATGGGCGCACTTGAGATCACTAAGAGTATTTTTAATAACCAAAATCTTACTAGTCTCAGTCAAGAGACTCGTACAGTTATTGATTTCATTAAAACTCTTGATCAGAAAGTAATTCAAGCAGGTCCAGTATCTCAAAGAGAAGTAGAGACTCTTGCTAACTCTGAATATATGCCGCCAAAGACATTTGAGCGGATGTTGTTTCGCATAAATAAATATGTTCACGAAGGTATTGATAAAGACAAAGTAACTTCACGCCAGAAAGCTGCTATTAATGCTATCATTGGCTACATGCACACTTATCGTTTCTTGCATCAGATAAATAGTTATACTTCTAACATTGATCGTGAATTATTTGAAAGCTCATTTGTACGTTATACGTTTGACAAACCAGATCTCACTCAAGAAGAAGTAGACCAATACATTGTGTTGGCTACTGAAGTGGTAATTTCAGCTAATATTCAAGAAACAATTCAAACTCTGCAAGATCAGATTGATGTAGAAGTAGATGGCGGCGGCAAAATTCCAATGGGTCTTATTGAAGCTATCAGTGGAGCAAGAGACGAGTATAACCAATCTACTATTCGCCAACAAAAGCTTCTCAATGACCTCAAAGTAAAGCGCAGTGATCGCCTTAGCAAGCAAATAAAAGAAAACGCCAGCATTCTTAATCTTGTTCAAATGTGGAAAGAAGAAGAATCCCGCGCTCAACTGCTAAAGCTTGCCGAAAGAAGAAAAGCAATGGTTAAAAATGAGATCGACAGGCTTTCTACAATGGATGAAATCAAATGTCGCATCTTGGGAATTTCAGAAGATGAGGTGTTAAATGGCTGAGACCTGTAAAATATGTCAAAAAGTTTATGAAACTGATGTAGACTTTAATCGACATCTTAAAGCTCATAAAATAAGAGTAATTGAATATTATCAACAGCAATTGCCTCGCTATGATCTCTTCGATAATTCTATTATCAATTACAAAAATAAAGAACAGTATTTCTCTACTGATTTTAACAATAAAAACAATCTTAAAAACTGGCTCAAAGCTCAGTCCTTAGAGAAACAGCAAGAGTACTGTAGAAACTTTTTAGTTAAACGCAAAGAAAAGAAAAATCTAGAATATACTCCTTCTCAAGTTGAGTTAAGGAGCGTTCTAAGTCCAAGTGTTATTTATTTGCAAGAAATTTTTGGCGACTACTATAAGCTTGCTGAAGAAATTGGATTTAAAAATAAATATGTATATCCAAAGAGCTTGGAAAACCTTCCCAAGCTACAAACTAAGGACTCAATAATTTATATTGATACCCGCGAACAGAAACCATTTATATTTAACATGGCTTCTGAAGTTCGCACTCTTAAATTTGGTGATTATGGATTTAGTCATCCAAGTTATGATGGCAAACTTTACTTTGAGAGAAAGTCTATCTCTGATTTTATAGGAACTTTGAGTGCTGGGTACGAAAGATTCTGTCGAGAGATTGAAAAAGCCAGCGAAGCAAAAGCTAACATGGTTATTATTGTTGAAGAAAGCTTGAGCAATACACTCTCATTTAACTATTTACCTCATGTGTATAAGAAAGCAACGAAGGTAAATCCAGAATTTATTTTTCATAACGTTAGAGAGCTAATACAAAAATATCCACACGTTCAATTCTTGTTTGCAAAGGGGCGTAAGGAATCTGTTAGGATTATTGAGAAGATGTTCTCAACTGATGAGAACTTTTTTAAATACGATCTACAACTTTGCTACGATCTAAAGATGTTATAATATGTGGTATACCCCAGAAAAGTACAATAGAATAATTCCTAACTTAAATGACGAATATTCTAAACTAAAAGATACTCTTGAAGATAAAGAAGCCAAAATAACTTTGGCTAAATTTTTGCGTTCAAATATAGGCATAACTACAGAGCTAATTTCTGGTATAAAATTATGGCCTTATCAAGAGATCGTAATCAAAGGAATGTTGAATCGCAATTTCTGCATGAACGTATGGGGTCGTGGTGCTTCCAAGTCTTTCTCTGCTGCGGTATTCTGTTTTTTGCAATGCATCTTTGAGCCTAAGAGCAAAATCCTAATTGCTGGTCCTACATTCAGAACAGCAAGAAGTATTTTTAATTCAATAGAAAAGATTACTGAGTCTAAAGGCGCAGATTTATTGATGCAAGCGTTCGGCGCAAAATCAAAACGCAATGACGAATATGATTGGTCAATAAACGAAGGCTCTATCAAAGCTATTCCTCTAAGCGGTGAAAAGATTCGTGGTTTCCGTGCTAATGTTCTTGTACTAGACGAGTTTTTATTATTGCCAGAAGATATTATTAAAAACGTATTGATGCCATTCTTGATTGTTCCTCAAGACATTAAAGAACGTATTAGTATTCGTGAACAAGAAGATGAATTAATTCGCCAAGGCGCAATGACAGAAGCTGATCGCATGGAATTTAAGAATACTTCCAAGATGATTGCTCTTTCCTCTGCTTCTTATACTTTTGAAAACCTTTATAAAACTTATAAAGAATGGTGCGACAACATTTATTCCAAAGAACCAACAAGTGCAACTTACTTTGTATCACAATTAAGTTATGAAGCTTTGCCGCCAGAGATGATTGACTCTTCTATTACAGAAGAAGCTCAAAACGGTGGCTCTTCTCATGCTTCTTTCTTGAGAGAATACTGCGCTCAGTTTACTGACGGTAGCGATTCTTACTTCAGCATGAAGAAGATGGAAGAATGCACTCTTAAGTTTGAAGAAAGGCCACATTCTCAAATCAGAGGAGATTCTGGCAAGCAATATATCTTAGCAATGGACCCTAACATGAGCGACAGTCCAAATGCTGACTATTTTGCAATGGCAATTTTAGAAATAGACCGAGAAAATAAGAATGATGTTCTTGTTCATGCATACGCAGGTCTTGGAAGCTTAAATAGTCATATTAAATATTTTCATTACTTAATGACTAGCTTTAATATTGTTTATATCATTTGCGATAATGCTGGTGCTGATATTTTCTTCAACACTTATAATGAATCTCAGTATGTAAACTCGGAATCTGAGAAGATAAAGTTTATTGACTTCGATTCTGATCTTGAGGGTATTGAATATACGAAGATGGTTCAGAAGGCTAAGAGTCAATATAATCTTGAGAATAGGCAAATAGCAGTAACTCAGGTATTCACAACTACATTTATTCGAAGAGGTAACGAAAATCTGCAAGCAGCCATTGACTATAAGAAAATTTGGTTCGCATCTAAAACTGTAGCCAATGAATCTTTCTTTAATGAAGAAATAAACAAGAGAATACCTGAAGATCTTATATTCATAGAAGACATTAAAGATTGGAATAAGCTAGACCTTATAGAACATCAAGATTTATTGGTTTACAATACCAAAAAGCAATGCTCGCTTGTAGAATTTACTACTAGCAGCCGTGGATCTGTTAATTTTGATTTACCTCAACACTTAAAACGCTCCAATTCCCCTAACAGAGCAAGAAAAGATAATTACACGGCTTTAATGTTAGCGAAATGGGGTTCCAAATGCTATAATGATATCATGACTACTGAAAATAAAATAGTAGCTGCGGGATTTACACCAATTTTAATTTAAAATGTGTAATTAATTATTAGGCTTATGGCAAAGGTTAAAAAAGAAAAAATTGAGGAATCTTCTTTCGCTCCAATGATGGTAGAAGGCTCTACTCCTGCTCATGGCGGTGTAGCAAGCAGGGTTACCGAGACAAGAAGCCGTAGAAATGCCGCATCAACGATTGAGAGAACAGATCGTTTTCGCAATATCGATGATGGAATGGTGCCATTTAACTATGCCACTGGATATAATTACAATAAGTCTAATATTGACGTAAGAGATACTGTAATTCTATGCCAAAAAGCTTATTATAATTTTGGTCTTTTTAGAAATACCATTGACCTAATGTCAGAATTGTCTTGTGGTAACATTCATCTTAAAGGTGGCAATAAAAGCGCAAGAGATTTCTTTCAAGCCTTATTTAACAAGATAAATATTACTGCTCTTCAAGATAAATTCTTTAGAGAGTATTATCGTTCTGGAAATGTTTTCATTTATAGATACGATACTACCATAAGAGAAGAAGATGTGTCTAAAATTAGCCAAGTTTTCGGATCTGAAGCTTTGGCGGCAAAAGTTTCTCTTCCTGCTAGATACATAATTATTAATCCAGCAGATGTTCAAGTAAATGGTAACCTTTCTTTCAATAGAGGGCAGTACTATAAAGTATTGACTGATTATGAACTTGAGCAAATCAGACATCCAAGAACAGAAGAAGACAAAGAAATATTAGACTCTCTTGATCCATTAGTAAAAGAGCAAGTTTTAAAAGGAAAAGCTACAGCAGTTCTCTTACATTTGGATACCAAGAAATTCTATGCTGTATTCTACAAAAAGCAAGACTATGAACCTTTTGCTGTGCCTATGGGTTTCCCAGTTCTTGAAGATATTAGCGCAAAAATCGAAATGCGCCGTATGGATATGGCTCTTACAAGAACAATCCAGCAAGTTATCTTGCTCGTAACAATGGGTGCTGAACCTGACAAGGGCGGCGTTAACCAAGAGAACTTAAAAACAATGCAAAATCTCTTTGCTAATCAATCAATTGGCAGAGTTTTGATTGCAGACTATACAACAAAAGCAGAGTTTGTTATCCCTCAAATTGCTGACATTCTTGATCCTAAAAAGTATGAAGTAATTGATAAGGACATTAATATTGGATTAAATAATATCTTAATAACAAACGAAAAATTTGCTAACACTAGCGCAAAGATTTCTTTATTGAGTCAAAAATTATTACAAGCTAGACAAGCTTTCGTAACTGACTTTCTGCTTCCTGAAGTAAAAAGAATTTCTAAAGAAATTGGATTTAAAGTATTTCCTACTCCTTTCTTTGAGGATATGGATCTCAAGACAGATCAAAATCTTAACAGAATTTATACTCGCCTTATTGAACTTGGAGTTCTCACTCCAGAAGAGGGTCTTAAGGCTATTGAAACGGGAGTCCTTCCAACTCCAGATGAGTCTGTTCAGTCTCAAACATCGTTTGTTGACTTGAAAGACAAAGGATTTTATCAGCCCTTAATTGGTGGTCCTAAAGTAGAAGCGGGTAGACCCGGAGGAACCACAGGGATTAAACAAGCTACCAAAAATGTTAAGCCAATCGGCACTTCTTCTAAAGCTAATTACAGTGTTATGAAATTAAAAAACATTGTAGAAGCTACAAGCAAATTAGGAGATGAAGTAGAAGCTTCTTTAAAGAAGAAACATAAGCTTAAAAAGCTAAACGATAAACAAAAAGAAGTTGCCCTTGATATTACTAAGATTATTGTCGCTAATGAAGACAAATCTAATTGGACTTCTAAAATAAATGAATATATTGAAACTCCTGTAGATAAAAATCCTCAAAGAATTGAAGAAATTCACGAAATAGCTTGCGAGCATCAAGTCGATTCTTACATGGCTAGTTTGCTGTACCATAGCAAAATATAATGGCTACAAATAGAGTAATATATAATAACGAATTGCTATTCGTTGGACCTGCTCCAGCGAGTGGTTACTTTTTTTCTGATCCAAATGGTAACTTGTTTAATACTGGGGTTTACAATCTAATTCAACCTCTTAAAAGAATAAATCAATTCAGTTATCAAATCAATACTCAGCCATTAAGATTCTCAGAGATTGGAAATGCTTCTGCAATTTATGATTATACATTAACCCCTCCTGATGTTAGTATTAGTTTTAATTATAACATAAAAGATTTGAGAAATGAAGCTCGTATGGGCTTCTATGTTAACCTCGGGCCTCCAAACTTAGACCAATTTGATGGCGGTCAAGTTTATCCTAGTGGCAATATCCTTTCTGGATTTTCTTTTGGAGATCAAAGTTATGCTTTTAATACAGACCTAACTCAAGCCACCAATAACACCTTTAAATATCCATTCAAATACAGAGATCAGCGTAATTTATTCTTAACTATCACTCCAAATAATACAGACGCAATAGGAAATAATATTTCTGGCTTTCCAGTCTTAGCTTTTGGCAATTGCTACATAACTTCTTATGGAGTTCAGGCTCAAGTAAATGATTTTCCTAAAGCTACTGTTAATTATGCGGCTCATAATGTAATATACTATTCTTCTGGAATAAACGCAACATCTCCTTACCTAGATCCAAAAAGTGGCTCACTAAATACTGGGGTTCGTTTCAACATTCCAAACTACAATTCATTAGTGGAAGAAACTGGAAATGCTATTTCTGTTTTGCTTCCCGGTGAGATTGTTATTGATATTTATGATGTAAATTCTACTTCTAAAACTAAGTCTAATAGAATAGTTCAAGATGCTGCAATACAAAGCTTCAACTTTAGCGTTCCTCTAGAGAGAGAGCCTTTAAAAACATTAGGCTATGTTTATCCCGTAGATAGACAAATAAACACTCCAATTACTGTTGAAGGGTCTTTTTCTACTATTTATAGGAATTTAAACTATTCAGGAGATTTATTATCAGATATAAAGTCTAATTCTAAATACGATATTGTTATCAAGATGAATAAGAGTTCTGATACGATTATTAGATACGATATCAGAGGCGCAAAATTCAAAGACTTGTCTTACGACTCTTCAATCGGTGCAAATGCTGTTTTAGATTTTAGTTTTTATTGTGATATGGATCTAAATTCTTATCCTCATTCTAATGGTTTGTTCATGAGCGGACTATTAAAAGGATTAAGTTACACGAATTTTAATACTAACGGTCCATTATAATTTCCTTAATCGGTAAATTTTAGTGTATAAATAATAAGCTACAAAATATGAATCTACAGGGTTTAGAAATTGAAATCTTAGAATCAAAGAGGTCTGGGCCTAAAAGCTCTGCTCAGACCCCTTCGAAACCCTCTGAAAGACGCAAAGGATCTGCGAAAAATCCTGCCGGTAGCGCAGGTACAAAAAGCGACAAAGCAATACAGTTTTCTGCTAAAGTAGTTGAAGCTTTAAAGTCTAAAGTTAGAGAGCATAACAGTAAATACTCTAAGAAAGTAAGCTTAAGTCAATTAAAGAAAGTATTTAGAAGAGGCGCAGGAGCATATAGTTCATCGCATCGACCCGGAGTTTCAAGAACAGCTTGGGCTTTAGCTCGCGTAAATGCATTTTTAAGACTTGTTAGAGGTGGCAAAGTAAAAGATAGTTATAGAAAAGCAGATAAGGATCTCCTATGAATAACAAATTATATAAAAGAGGAGACTTTTGCAATGTTAGACAAAAATATTTTTGGAGTTACATAAATAAAAATAGAGAGTACTGGATTTCTATAGAGAAATTTAATACTTATAAAAGCAAGCAAGCATCTATTGAGTATAGGCAAAAGAAGAAAAAGTGGGATTCTTCTTATCAAGAGATAGCTAATAGCAAAAGAAAAGAAAGATATAAACAAGATTTAAATTATAGAAATAATAGGCTTTCTCAATCTAAAATTAGTAGAGAAAAAAATAAAAAATCTCGCTCTTTATATCATTTGTCTAAACATGCAAATTCAGAAAGAGCTAGAAGAGAAAAAGTTAAAACACATTTAATTTTGCGCCGTTTTTGCGAAGTCTTTTATGATACAGCTAAGTCTTTAGAATCAATTACTGGTGAGAAATATCATGTAGATCATATTATCCCATTATCAAAAGGCGGTAGGCATGAACCTTGGAATTTACAAGTCTTAACGGCTAAAGAAAACTTAAAAAAATCTAATAAAATATGAAAAATTTAGAAATAGATGTATTAGAAGATGTAAATCTTTTAGAAGAAGATTTTTCGCAAGCAGAAGCGGACATTAAAGAATTTCAATTAGATTATGATTTTCAAGATGTTGAAGATCTTTATTTAAACGATGATGACTCAATCCAATTTTGGTACGAATTATGAAAACCAAAGAACTAGAAATCGATATCTCCTCTAATATTATCGCCGCAGACAAAGAAAAGAAAACATTAAATAAGCCATTCAG